ACCTAACATTCGAATCAGCAGCGTACGTAGCACGCTACACAACAAAAAAAATAACCGGCGACAACGCACTCGCCCACTACGAAAAACTCGACACAACAACGGGCGAGATCTACAACGTAGTCCCGGAATACATAACAATGAGCCGACGCCCCGGCATCGGCAAAACTTGGTACGACAAATATAAAGACGATCTCTTTCCAAGCGACGAATGCGTCATCGACGGTCGCATCATGAAACCGCCGCGATACTACGCAAAAATGTACCAAGAAGAGGAACCAAAACTCTACGAACAAATGAAAAAAAACCGAACAAAGTTCTTCCAAAAGCATAAACAAGACGGAACATGGCAACGACTACAGCAACGCGAAAAAGTAAAACACGCTCAGCTAAACCAACTACCACGTAACCTGGAGCAAATACAATGAAACACAAAATGTTCGTAATCTACGACGTAAAAGCAAATGCATACATGCAACCCTGGTTCCTCACACAAGAGGGCATGGCCCTCAGAGCATTCAGCGACTGCGTGAATGACAAAGAACACAACTTCGGAAGACACCCCGAAGACTACACACTGTTCAACATCGGCGAATTCGACGACTCGAACGCCGAAGTAACCTGGCAAACGCCAAAATCAATGGGCAACGGAATCGAGTACATAAAACTCGACACACAACCCGATCTATTCAAAGAACACAACATCGTGCCCTTCGACGGACTCGATAAATTAAACGACGGAGAAAACCCATGAAACAAAAAAGTGTAATGACACACCAATTCAGCCAAGTACCAAAAGCTGAAATACCACGCTCAAGCTTCGACCGCAGCCACGGACTAAAGACCGCCTTCGACGCCGGACTCTTAATCCCAATCTACTGCGACGAAGCATTACCCGGCGACACCTTCAACCTAAACATGACAGGGTTCGCCAGACTCGCGACACCAATCTTTCCAATCATGGACAACATGTACATGGAAACCTTCTTCTTCGCCGTACCCAATCGACTACTCTGGGACAACTGGCAAAAATTCTGCGGCGAACAAACAGACCCGGGAGACTCAACAGACTTCACAATACCCACCGTCGACATGAACACCGCTGCCGTCGGCAGCATCCACGACTACCTGGGCATACCCGTACCAATGGGAGGATCCTTCAACGTAAGCGCCCTCTGGCACAGAGCTTACAACCTAATCTACAACGAATGGTTCCGGGACCAAAACCTACAAGACTCAATACCTATGAGCCTCGACAATGGCCCGGACACCCAAGGAGACTACCTCCTAAGAAGACGCGGGAAACGCCATGACTACTTCACATCAGCACTCCCATTCCCTCAAAAAGGACTCAGCGTGGACCTCCCCCTGGGTAACCAGGCAATCGTCCACACAGGATCAGACGAAGGCGGCAAAGTCGCCGTCTTCTCAGATCCACAAGCAGCACTTCGCACACTATTCCCAGACACGGGAGTAGGCCAAACCGAAGTGCACACAACAGTCGGAACCGTAACCGAACAACTCTACGCCGACCTATCAACGGCCACAGCCGCAACAATAAACCAACTCAGGCAAGCCTTTCAAACACAAAAACTCCTCGAACGAGACGCAAGAGGAGGAACAAGATACACCGAAATAGTGCGATCGCACTTCGGCGTAACATCACCCGACGCAAGACTGCAACGCCCCGAATTTCTCGGCGGCGGCAGCTCACCCGTCGATGTAACACAAGTCGCCAACACATCATCAACAGCGACAGAACCACAAGGAGACTTAGCAGGCTACGGAACCGCAACGCTCATGAACCACGGATTCACAAAATCCTTCACCGAGCACTGCATACTAATCGGCTTCGTCAACGTACGAGCCGACCTAACATACCAACAAGGCGTAAACCGCCAATTCAACCGAAGCACACGCTTCGACTACTACTGGCCAGCACTGTCACACATTGGCGAACAATCAATACTCAACAAAGAAATCTGGGTTTCCAACCTCGCCATAGACGAGCTAGTATTCGGCTTCCAAGAACGCTACGCCGAATACCGATACAAGCCATCACAAATAACCGGCATAATGCGATCAGACGCAGCCGGATCACTCGACGCATGGCATCTCAGCCAAGACTTCGCAACACTCCCAGTCCTGGACGCAACCTTCATAGAAGATAACCCACCGATAGACAGAGTGATCGCAGTTCCTGCAGAACCACACTTCATCTTCGACGCATACTTTCAACTAAGATGCGCACGACCGATGCCTCTCTACGGAGTACCAGGACTTATCGACCACTTCTAAGGTACCCGCCATGCAAACCTTAAAAAAACAACGCGGACAATTCGGCCCAATTGCCGCTGCCGGAGTAACCGGCATCTTCAGCGCCATAGGCCAACGAAGACGAAACCGCATGGCAATAGAGGAAGCCCGCAAAATGCGGGCATTCCAAGAGCGCATGTCAAGCACAGCGCACCAACGCGAAGTAAAAGACCTCCGAGCAGCAGGACTAAATCCAATACTATCTGCAACCGGAGGATCAGGAGCAAGCTCCCCATCAGGTGCCCAAGCACCAATCCAAGACATCATCACACCCGCAATAAGCAGCGCGCTCGCAATGCGACGCGCCATACAAGAAATAAAAAACATGCGGGCACAAGAAACTCTAACAACACGCCAAGGCATGGCACTACGACCAGTCTCCGAAATCGGAGAACAAGTCGGCGGATGGCTAAACACAATCAGAACCTTCGACTGGAAAGCCATGCTCGACCGAGCAGGCCAAGACATCAAGGGACTATTCCCTTCATCCGCAAAACAAATTAAGCGAAAACGCAAATCACCACTCGAAGTAACCATTCCCGGGTACAAACGGGACCTCAACAAACAACGGGCCCGCAAACCCAGGAGAAACAAGTAATGGAAACAACAATCATCCGACACAACTCACCACGCAACCGCGTGCAAATAATCTTCCCAAACAAAGGAAGAACAAAGCAAAGCTTCAAAGACGAATGCGACATCAACAAAATCATGGCCAAATACCAGAAAACCGGGGCCATAGCGCACGTCAACCAACACGGCGCCAACTACGGATTCGCAACAAGCCTCGACTTCAGTGAAGCGATGCGACTCATCAAAACAGCGCAGGATATGTTCGACGGACTCCCGTCCTCAATCCGAACACGCTTCGCAAACGATCCAGCGCAATTCCTGGACTTCGTCCAGAACGCCGATAACAAAGCAGAAATGCAAAAACTCGGGCTAATACCCGAAGAACAACCGCCTGAGATACCCTCAGACGAAAAAAAGACAGACACCCCTACCGTTGATACCCCGCCGGTCGAAAAACCGGCAGAGATCCCAACAAAGGAATAAGGTGTCAGTCAGCACAGTTACATCAAGTGAAAAACTGTGCAAACCGTCGCCCGGGGCGAACTCCAGTCGCCCTGGGCGACCTCAAATCGGAGATCCAAATGGCCTACCGAAACAAGATCAAAAGATCGAAAAGCAAAAAGCTATTCCGCAGGACCGCTTCGCGAACCCACAAAAAAAACATCTCCCCGCGCCCAATGCGCGGAGGAATAAGACTCTAAAAAAATGACCTGTTATTCCCCCATAACAGGATACAGATCCCGGACCGCCGGCAACGCCGGCGGATTCGGGATCACCTTCGACAAGCGAAAATCCAACGGACAAAAAATCGAAGTAGCATGTGGACAATGCATCGGATGCAAACTCGACTCAAGCCGAGACTGGGCAATCCGATCCGTCCACGAATCACAAATGCATGAAGACAACAGCTTCATCACACTAACCTACAACAACAAAAATCTACCTCTAGACGAATCGCTAGACGTAGAACACTTTCAACGCTTCATGAAGCGCCTAAGAAAACACTTCGAACCTAAAAAAATCCGATTTCTCCACTCAGGAGAATACGGATCAACATGCCCAACGCATGACACAAAAAATTGCCCCCAATGCGGACCCTTACAACGGCCGCACTACCACGCGTTACTATTCGGCCTCGACTTCGCCGATAAAACCGAATGGAAAATCAGAAACAAATATCAAACCTACCTATCCGAAACGCTCTCACAAATATGGGGCAAAGGAAACATCGAAATAGGAAACCTAACATTCGAATCAGCAGCGTACGTAGCACGCTACACAACAAAAAAAATAACCGGCGACAACGCACT